CCTTGGTTTAATCCTGGTAATGAAAGACAAATTATGTCAATTTTCACTGGTTTCTTCAATACACATTTGGCTATTTGGAGGATGTTAATTCTTGGTAATTCAGTTGCCAAAAATATTGGATATAAAAAAGTACACCATATAGAATACGATACAAATATTATTGATTTTAATGAAATAATTGAAAATTCTAAACTTTTAGATGATTACGATTGTGTTACATATACAAAAACAAAAGATACAGTTGACCCAATTCTTTTTGGTACATATCAGGCATATCGATTGGATACATTACATAAAGATTTGTTAGAATTAGATGAAGATAAAATAAAAAGAAAGATTAAAGAATCTGAGGATAAGTCACCTGAAGCTATGTTGTATGAGTTATACCATAAAAATAAAAAAGGTATAGTTAAATCTAAAACATTATTAGATTCTAATGGTAATAATTTTGGATTGACTCACAGTGATTTATCATATAATCACACTGCTTGGTGTTTACCATATTATGATAGGTTAACAAATAAATTAGGGTTTATTATTTGGAATTCTGAAGAAAATAATGGAACTATAAATGTTAAAGTAGTTTACAACGATGACCAAGTGATTAATTTTGGTGATGTACTATCACAACATTGGGTTATAAAAGACATTGATGATTTTAATAACGCAAAACAAATGGTAGTTATTTTAAATGATAAAATAAGAAACATTTTTAATTTTGAAAAAGATGGTGAGATGTTTAAAAAAGTAAGTTTTAGAGAAGAGTTTAATAAGTAATGAAAAAAATAGTATTAGTTTCTACATTTTGTAATAATGAAGAAAAACAAAACGTATTAAAGGAAACCGTATTAAAGGTTAAAGAAATGGAAATGGATATTATGGTTATTAGCCCTAACTTTATTCCTATTAGACAAGACATTATTGATTTATGTGATTTTTTCTTTTATACAAAGGAAAATCCATTATTAGGTTGGCCTGTTAGACAATATACTCATTGGTATGAAATGCCTATTTCTGATAAAAAAACATGTTGTATTCATAGAGGATTTTATGATTATGGTTGGGCTGCGTTATATCAAACAAAAAAACTTAGTCAATTTGCTTTAACTTTTGATTATGATATTTTTCACCATATTATTTATGATTTAGAATTTGATGATGAAGTCGTTAATGAATTCCTATCAGATGAGGTAAATTTGATTCATGCTCGTAGAAATCCAAATAATCTAAATGAAATATGGGAAACTACATTACACTTTATGACTTTTGATAGGTCAATGATGGAATTAATTGAAAAAGAAATTACTTTAGATAATTATCTTAGTGGTAATGGGGTTGCTGAAGGTGAAGTGTTAAAATGGAAAAATAAATTTAATTTAAAGACATCAAAAAAGATTATTAAAGATAGAATTTTTTATTGGGAAAATTACGATTTTTTTAATTATTCACCATTTAACGAGTTTAAAATGTTTATTAGTAAAAATGAACCAACTGATATTTGGTTAGGATATACAGAAAACCCCTACAAAACTAACCTTACAGAAAATTTAAGAATTGTTTTTCATGATTTTGAAAACATTAATAATGTAAATATAAAAATTAATGGAGATGATTATTTAATATCTCCAAAACCATGGGAAATAATTGAATTCCCTATAAGTTCTCAAAACATCTATGAATTAGTATTTACATACAATAATAAAACAGTTGATTTTACTAGTGAATACAATAGTATAATGATGAATCAAATATATTACAATTATAGATAATATTTTAATTAAAATGAAAAAAGTTATAGTAACAGGAACCCGAGGTTTTATTGGATTAAACCTTATGAAAGAGTTAAACAAACAAGGATATTTAACTCATGGATTTGATGATTCTTATTTTTTGTTAGAAAAATGGGAAAAGGATTTACTAAAAACACTTGATACCTTAAACTATGATGGTGTATTCCATGTAGGAGCTTGTTCTGATACATTAGAACAAAATGTAAATTATATGATGACTCGAAATTATGAGTCAACTAAAATAATTACAGACTGGTGTAAACAAAACAATAAACCTATTATCTATTCTTCATCAGCCGCTAATTATGGAACTAATAATCGTTATCCTTCAAATTTATATGGTTGGAGTAAATACGCTGCCGAAGATTATGTAAGGTTAAATGATGGAATCGGATTACGTTATTTCAACGTATATGGTCCTGGTGAAGAACATAAAGGTAAAATGGCCTCTGTTGCTTACCAGATGACTCAAAGATACAAAGCAGGTGAGGAAATTAAATTATTTCCACTTAAACCAAAACGTGATTTTGTTTATATTAGAGATGTAGTAAGTGCTAACATTTATGCTTTTGAAAATTATGATAAACTAAAAGGAAACTTTTATGAAGTTGGATTTGGAGAAGCAAGACCTTTTGAGGATATTATGGATATTCTAAATATTCCCTTTACTTACCATAGTGAAGATATAATCCCGAAAGGTTATCAATTTTTTACTTGCAGTGATGAAACCAAATGGATGTCAGGATGGAAACCAGAATGGAATTTAGAAAAAGGATTAAATGATTATAAAGAACAACTATGAAAATAATTGAAGTTTTTGGATTAGCTCGTTCAGGCCATCATGCTGTAACCAATTGGTTAATTAAAAATTTATGTGGTGATGAATGTGCTATGGAGTGGAAATTAAGTATAATGAAAAATGGTCTTTTTTACATAAATGAAGGGAATTTAGATACTGAATTAACTCTTAAATACATTCAAAACCATAAAGATAACATACGTGTATTAATCCTTTCTTATGAAAATTGTAATACTAATTTTTCAATACTAAACAATAATAGAATATACGATAGCCCCTTATCCCTAAACAATCCAGACATTAAAAACTTTACTGAAAATTATCGAGTTATTTTTCTTAGAGATTTTTATAATAATTTAGCTTCTCGAATTAAATCGAATGAAAAACAATTAACAAAAACTAGAGAAGGTGTAGTTTTTCCTTGGGATGTAGAAAAAGAATTTATTGAAAAATGGAAAGATAGTGCTCGAAATTTTGACTCAAATAATTTTATTTCCCTAAAATTTGAAGATTGGTTAAATAATAAAACTCAACGAAATAAATTTTTAGAAAAAATTATAAAAACAGGCGAAATATATGATAATCGTGTTAGAGGAACTCATTCTTCTTTTGGTGATACTAAAGGAGTTATGGATCGTATTAATATGGTTGATATTCCTCAAACAACAAAAGAATTAATTAAAAAAGACACCGAATTACATTATTTAATAGGTGCTTTAGGATATGAATATAAAGAAACATGAACAAACCTAAATTATATGTTCACGGTTCCTATGTAGGAACAACAGGTTACAACAACCACACCCGAGACTTTTTTAGAGAAATATCTAAATTTTTACAATTAAAAATTAGAAACTTTACTATTGGAAAATCTTGGGATGGTATGTCTGAAACCCCTCATGATGGAGAAAAATACTTAACAGATCACGATAAATCTTTGTTGTATGAACAAACTTTATGGACAACTCCTCCATTTAGGGAAGACCATAAAATTTACCCTTCAGAAGATAAGGAATTTAAACATGACTTAAATTTAGTTTTAAGTGAAACTAACCACCATTATTTTTATGATAAATACAAAGGTCCAAAAATTGCTTATAACGTATGGGAATCAACAGAACAACCTTATGATTATTTTGATAAATTAAAAGAGTTTGATGAGTTGTGGGTTCCCTCTAAATGGCAAAAAGAATGTTCTATTAAACAAGGTTATCCTGCCAATAAAATTAAAGTTGTTCCCGAAGGTGTAGATGTAGATACATTCTACCCAGAACAAGTAGATTTATTAGATGAATATAAAGATGGCAGATTTAAGTTTTTGTTATTTGGTAGATGGGATTATAGAAAATCAACCAAAGAGATTATTCAAACTTTCTTAAAGACCTTCTCACCTGAGGAACCTGTAGATTTGGTTGTGTCAATTGATAATATGTGGGGTGAGGAAATGGATGGTTATAAAACAACTGAAGAACGATTAGCTGGTTATAATTTAATAGATCCTAGAATAAAAATTGTTCATTTCCCCTCTAGAGAAGACTACATCAAATTTATGAAAACAGGACACGTATTTTTGTCTTGTGCTCGTTCTGAAGGTTGGAATTTACCATTGATTGAGGCTATGGCTTGTGGGACTCCTTCTATTTATTCTAATTGTTGTGCTCAATTAGAATTTGCTGAAGGTAAAGGTTTCCCTGTAAATATTATAGGTGAAAAAGCAGCTAATGCTAATGATTATGGTAGATACACAATGAGTGATTTACCTGGTAACTATTACGAACCAGATTTTAACCATTTGTCTCAAGTAATGAGGCATGTTTATGAAAATTATGAACAATGTAAACAACAATCACTAAAAGATTCAGAGATTATTAAACGTGATTTTAATTGGGAAAGAATTGGTGAAATTGGTTATCAAACTATAATGGATTTTCATAACAATATGGATTACGAACATTATAAAAATTTAATCCCAGCAGATAAAATAAATGTTAGTTATTTAGAAGGTCCTAAAGTAGAAATTAATGGAGACAACGATAATTCATACGAAATTGAATTTTTAGATGAAAACAATACTGTAGTTTATAACGATACAATCACAAGTAATATGTGGACTTCGTGTTCTAGAAAGTATTATACCAAATGGAAAATTAAAGTCAATGGGAGAATTGTAGATGAATTTGATTTAACTAATAAACGTGTATTAATTAGTTTTGAGTCAAGATCAATTGGAGATACCATAGCTTGGGCTCCCTATGCTGTTGAATTTGCTAAAAAACACAACTGTAAAGTTATTTTAAGTACATTCCATAACAACTGGTTTAAAGGATTAGACGCTTATAAAGATATTGAATTTGTAGAACCCGGAAGTACTACTCAATGTTATACTGTATACCGAATTGGTTGGATTCGAGGAGATTCAGAAAAATGGGATCGATTTGATTTATACCCAAATCCACCCCAATCTCAACCATTACAAAAAACAGCATCTGATATTTTAGGTTTAGAATTTAAAGAATTAAATCATGGTATTAAATTTACCCCTAAACCTAAATCTACTAAAACAGACTATATAGTTATAGCTCCTGAATCAACAGCTGGTTGTAAAGAATGGCCTCATGATAGTTGGGTAATTTTGTCTAAAATGTTACGCGAATTAGGTTATACAGTAGTTACTCTTACAAGTAAACCTTATAATATTAAAGGTAACTTAAATATTCATGGTAAAACCTTAAATGAATCTATGAGTATTTTATATAATGCTAAATTTTTAGTAGGACTAAGTTCAGGATTATCTTGGATTAACTGGGCTTTAGGAAAACAAACAGTAATGATTAGTGGTTTTACTCAAAAAGATCATGAATTTCAAACTAATAATATAAGAATTCAAAATGAACATGCTTGTAACTCATGCTGGCAAAACATTAATTTTGTTTTTGATCCTGGAAATTGGGATTGGTGTCCTATTTGGGAAGGAACTGAGAAACAACACATTTGTGAAAAATCTATTTCTCCACTAACCGTATTTAATAATTTACCAATATGATTGATTTAAGCAATTTTGATTGGGGTTGGATGAATCACCCCTTAATTAATGAAAACAACCAAGAAGTTTTTCATATACAAAAAGATGGAACTTGGAAACCAATGGGTCATTATCATAGGGATGCTATTATTCACGAAATTTTTGTAAATAATTGTTATGAACAGTTTGTTGAGGTTAAAGAAGGAGATATAGTATTAGATATTGGTGCTAGTTTAGGACCCTTTACCTATTCTATTTTACATAAAAAACCAAAACACATATTTTGTTTTGAGCCTAGTGAAAAAGAATTTACAGTTTTAGTTAAAAATTTATTAGGTTACCCTGTTACTACTATTAATAAAGGTATATCAAGTATTAATTCTATAGTTAAATCTGATATGTTATTTGGTGGTGAAAGTGAAATGGAAACTATAACCTTTGATAAATTTATTAAATTATATGGTTTAAGTAAAATTGATTTTATGAAAACCGATTGTGAAGGAGGTGAATATGATATTTTTAATAATGAAAATAAAGAATATATTTTAAATAATGTGAAAAAAATATCCGGAGAATGGCATTTAAGTACACCCGAATTAAAAGATAAATTTAGAAATTTCAGAGACAATTATTTATCTCAATTCAAATCTTTTACAGTACATTCTATTGACGGTATTAATATTGAATGGGATTTATGGAATGAACATTTTATAGAGTATTACAACGAGGTTATAATTAATATCGATAATCGTTAATTTTTAAAAAACACTAATATTTATATTATATGGAAAATAAAGTTTTAACCCAAGAAGAGTTACAAAAATTAAACAATTTAAGAGATAGAAGAAATCAATTAGTTTCTGATTTCGGAGTTATTGAAATACAAATCCAAGAACTAGAACTCCAAAAGGATACTCTTATTAAGTCTTTAGAAGACTTAAAACAACAAGAATATACTTTAGGTAACGAAATACAAAATAAGTATGGTCGAGTTCAAATTAATTTAGATAACGGAGAAACTACTCTTCTGGATTAATTTTTAAGAACTTCTGTCATATTTATCACGGAATAAAATTAATTAATTTATTAGAAAATGGCAGAAACATTAATATCCCCTGGTGTATTAGCATTAGAAAACGATAACTCTTTCGTATCCTCGCAACCAGTAACTGTAGGAGCTGCTCTTGTTGGCCCAACCGTAAAAGGTCCAGTTGAAGTCCCTACTATTGTTACCTCATGGAGTGATTACCAAAACAGATTTGGTACTACTTTCTTAAGTGGAAGTAACGTTTATACTTATTTTACTTCTATTGCTGCATACAATTATTTTGCAAATGGAGGTCAAACCTTATTAGTATCTAGAGTAACAAGTGGTTCTTTCACTTCTGCTACTTCAACTGCTATCTATAATGGTTTAGAAAGTGGCGACGTAAACGCTGGAACAAATTTATTAGGTTCATACACTAGTGGTGGAACTGGAGGTTCAGCAGGTACTTATTCTGCTGTAGCTACTACTACTTCTGGTACTGGTACTGGAATCACTTTAAATGTTACTACCTCTACAGATAATGGTAAAATATTAACTACAGCAGACGCTTTACTTTCTTCAATAACTTCTAATCCAACAGATTGTGATGATGCTACTTACACAGGTGTAGCTCTTACAGGTGGAAGTGGTACAGGTGCTGTAGCAACAGTAGTTTGTTCTGGTAACACAATTACTAGTATCACTGTAACCACAGCAGGTTCAGGATATGAAGCTGGAGATGTGTTAACTATTGCCGCTTTAGCTTTAGGAACAGCCTCATCCGCCGCTACTATTACATTAGTTTCAGGTGATTTATTAGTTGAAACAACAGCAGTTGCCGTAGTTACTGCCGGTACTGGATACGCCGTAGGAGATACAGTAACTGTAGCTTTAGGTTTAATTGGTAGCCCATCAGCTAACTTAGTATTAACTTTAGTAGCTGGCGATATTGAAAATAGTGATGCTTTAGTATTAAAAACCCTTTCTCAAGGTGTTATTATGAATAGCTCAGGCTCTGAAGATGCTTATGGCGCTTTAGAAAGTGGCTCTGTTAATAACGTTAGATTCCAAATTACTAATAACGATACCGCCTCTGGTACATTTACTTTGTTAGTTAGACAAGGTGATGATACAACAACTAATAGAACTATATTAGAATCTTGGACAAATTTGTCAATGGATCCTACCGCTCCTAACTATGTATCTAGAGTTATTGGTGATCAGTATAAAGTTTATAATTCAACCGATAACCAAATCGTAGTAAATGGTACTTATCCTAACAATTCAAGATATATCTATGTTAGTGCTGTAAACTCTCCAACACCAAACTATTTTGATAATGCTGGTTTGCCCAAATCTCAATATACTGCTTCTATTCCTTTGAATGGTTCAGGTTCATTTACAGGTGCTGTAGGTGATTTATTTGGAGCTGGTGCTAAATTTTATGATAACATAGTTTCCGGAGTAAATAACATTCAAGGTTTAGATGCTAGTGATTATGATAACATGATTGCTTTAATGTCTAATGCTGATGACTACAGATACAATGTGTTATTGACTCCTGGTTTATTTGCCTCTGAAAGTGATTTAGGAGGTGCTCAAGTAACTACAGCTATTAATAATACTCAATACAGAGGTGATGCTATTTATGTTGCTGATTTAGTACCTTATGGTTCATCTATTAGTACTGTAACAAGCCAAGCAAATGCTAAAAATACTTCATACGCTGCTTCTTACTGGCCTTGGGTTCAAACAATTGATCCAAGTTCAACTCAATTAGTTTGGGTTCCTGCCTCGGCAATGATTGGTGGTGTTTATGCTTATAACGATAGCGTAAGTGAGCCTTGGTTCGCACCTGCTGGTATTAACAGAGGTGGTTTATCTACTGTAGTAAGAGCTGAAAAGAAATTATCACAAGCTAATCGTGATACTTTATATTCAAATAAAGTTAACCCAATTGCTACTTTCCCTGGAACAGGAGTTGTAGTATACGGTCAGAAAACATTACAAACTAGAGCTTCTGCTTTAGATAGAGTAAATGTTCGCAGATTGTTAATTGCTTTGAAATCTTATATTTCCCAAGTAGCAAATAACTTAGTATTTGAACAAAACACAATTGCAACTCGTACTAACTTCTTAAACCAAGTTAACCCATACTTAGAATCAGTACAACAACGTCAAGGTTTGTACGCTTTCAAGGTAATCATGGATGATAGTAACAACACTCCAGATGTAATCGACAGAAATCAAATGGTAGGTCAAATTTATTTACAACCTACTAAGACTGCTGAATTTATCTATTTGGACTTCAACATCTTACCTACAGGAGCTACTTTCCCTGCATAATTTTTTAAAGACAGAATATTTATAACAAAATAATAAAATGGCAGTATTAAATCCAAACGAAATATTTTTCACCGCTTTTGAACCCAAGCAGGCTAACCGATTCATCATGATTATTGATGGTATTCCTGCTTATGAAATCAAAGGTGTAGGTGCTGTATCCTTAACTCAAGGTACTGTTCAATTAAACCATATTAACGTTCAACGCTATGTTAAGGGCATAACTAAATGGAACACTATTCAGTTTACGTTGTTTGATCCTATCACTCCTTCAGGAGCACAAGCTGTAATGGAATGGGTACGTTTACACCACGAATCAGTAACTGGTCGTGATGGTTATAGTGATTTCTATAAGAAAGACTTAACTTTTAACGTATTAGGTCCTGTAGGTGATATTGTTTCTGAGTGGGTACTTAAAGGTGCTTTTATTACCGAAGCTAACTTTGGGGATTATAACTGGGATACAGCTGATACAGCAGTTAACCTTACAATGACAGTTCAACCAGATTACTGCGTATTGAACTTCTAATTTTTAAAAGAAACTATAGAAGAGCTCGCGAGAAATCGCGAGCTTTTTTCTTTTTTCAATATTTATAACAAAATAAGTTTATGAATGAATTCAAGTTTCCTACAGAAGTTGTAGATTTACCTTCAAAGGGATTAGTTTATCCCGAAGGCCATCCATTAAGAAGCGGTACTGTCGAAATGAAGTATATGACCGCTAAAGAAGAAGACATTTTAACCAACCAAAATTACATTTCAAAAGGTATCGTTTTAGATAAATTGTTAGAAGCACTAACAATGGGTAAAATAGATATTAAAGATTTAATTACTGGTGATAAAAATGCTATTTTAATTGCCTCTAGAATATTAGGATATGGTAAAGATTATTCTTTTACACATAATGGTAAAGAATATAATGTAGATTTAACTACTATCGAAAATAAACCTTTTGATACTTCTTTAATTACTATTCACGGTACCTTTAAATATATTCTTCCTAAATCAGGAAACGAAGTTGAATTTAAACTTTTATCAGATAATGAAGAAGCAAAAATTGAACAAGAAATCCAAGGATATAAAAAAATTAACAAAGATTCTTCAACTGATATAACAACACGTTTAAAACACCAAATAGTTTCTGTTGAAGGAAATAAAGATAAAAATGCTATTAGAGATTTTGTAGACAATCATTTATTAGCTGTAGATTCTAGATCATTAAGACTTTATATTAAAACTGTTGCTCCGGACATTGATTTAACTTATAAAGGTAGCGAGGAGGCTATCGATATTCCTATTAATCTTAGCTTTTTTTGGCCTGACCTTTAATAATATACTAGTCTCTAGAGCTAATATATTCAACCAAATTCACGAAATAGTATTTCATGGTCAAGGTGGTTATGATTATGATACTGTATATAACATGCCTATTTGGTTAAGAAAATATACCTTTGATAAGCTAAAAGACTGGTATAATCCAAAAGATAAAAATTCTAATGAAGATAGCTGGACGGGTGGTGTCGCTAAAGAAGAAGCTTCTAAGAATAAACAAATTAAAGTACCTACATATGTTACAAAGGCATCTAAAAAATGATGCCTTTTAATATTTATTACAAATGGCAGACGAATTTAAAGGCATAAACCAACAAACTTTAAAAAATGTTGAGGCTGTAAAAAGCTCAATGGCAGAAATAGCCACAGCCTCGGCTAAAGCCAATAAACAATTAACCGATCAACAACGATTACTTGCAGACTATAAAAAAAATTATAGTGATATTGCTTCTTCTGCTGGAAAATTTGCTAAATTACAAGATGAAGCCTCTAGAAGTGCTTCCGCTACTGGAAAAGCCCTTAAAGAACAACAGATTCAATTATCTAATATTCGATCTTTAAATGCTCAAATTGAGAATTTAATGGATCAAATGGTAAAAGCTACTGAAGAAGAAAACAGAGCATTACAAAGACAAGTTAATAACCTTTCCGCTGCTCGAGATAATGCTCGAGAATTAGCTAATGCTTTTGGAGAACTAGTAGAGGATTCATCTAAATTAGATAAATCCACAATGTGGTTTTCAGCTCTTTCCCAAGTTGTAAGAGATGTTCCTGGTTTACGAAAATTATCTGAACCTTTTGACGCTGCTGCTAAAGCCGCTCGTGAAACAGTTCTTAGTAATGCTAAAAATAAGTCTTTCTTAGAAGAAGCTTTAAAAACAGGTAAGGGTTTAACTGCTGAAAAAATTAAAGCATTAGGTCTTGAAAAACAAGCCGCTGGACTTACTGGAACGGCAGCCGCTTCTAGATTAAAAGCAGCTGGTGCTACCACAAAAATGCAAAGTGCTGGAATAGCTGGAATGCAAGCTGGATTTAAAGCATTAGGTCCTATTATTAAAAGTGCTTTAGGTCCTTTAGCTCTTATTCAAGTAGCCGTTGATGTTGTAAAGTTCTTTGTAGGTGCAATGTTTGATGCTAATAAACAATCTGTTGATTTAGCACGAAATATACAAGTAACTGCTGAAGGAGGAGCTAAATATCGTCAATATATAATTGATGGTAAAAATGCAACACAAACTCAATATAAATTAACAAAGGATTTAATTCAATCTGAAGGTGAATTAGCAACATTATCTGAAGCTTCTCTTGCCTTTTCTTTAGAACAATTAGATGTTCAAACTCAATTAACTAAAGAAGTAAAACTTCAAGCCGGAGAAGCTGCTCAATTAAGTAAGTTATTTTCTATAAACGGTGAAAGTAGTCAAGAACAATTAGATACTGTTTATGATTCTGTTGCTGAATTTGCCAATCAAAACAAAATACTATTTAATAGTAAAAAAGTTATGGAAGCTATGTCCAAAGTAAGTGGACAATTATTAGTGTCTTTTAAAGGCAATACTAAAGAATTAGCTAATGCAGTCCAGCAAGCTATGAAATTAGGTATTAACTTGCAAACAGCTCAAGGAATATCTAAAAGCATGCTAAATTTTGAAGAATCCATATCTGCAGAATTAGAAGCTGAATTACTTACTGGTAGAGATATAAATCTTGATAGAGCTCGAGCTTTATCTATGCAAGGAAAGTATGCTGAAGCAGCTGAAGAAGCTTTAAATGCAGTTGGAAGTCTGGAAAGGTTCCAAGAAATGAATGTTTTTCAACAAGAGGCATTAGCTAAAGCTGCTGGCTTAACCGTTGACCAACTTTCAGATGCTTTAATATTACAAAAATATCAAGGTACCCAAACAGGTAAACAAATCGAAAGATTTAAAGCAATGGGTATGGAAACTGAAGCCCTTGCTTTAGCCAATGGAGAATTAGTGGGTGAACAATTAAAACAAGCAACACAACAATTAAATGCTCAAGAAAAATTTAATATTGCCGTTGAAAGAGCCAAAGAAATATTTACAGATTTAGTAGATGGAGGAGCAATTCAAACATTAGCAGATGCTATTCAAGGATTAGCAGATAGTTCTTTATTACAAGGATATGCAGAAGAAGGAAAAGCTAAACGACTTACAAAACAATTAGAAGAAGATAAAAAAGGCACAGAAGAAGAAAAAGCTATAGTTAAATTAGCTGAAAATCAAGTAGGTATAGGAGATATGCTATCAAAAGCGGCAAAAGGAGCTTTGGTGGGTGCGGGAACAGGAGCCACTGTTGGAGCATTTGCCGGTGGTATAGGTGCCATTCCTGGTGCTGTCGGTGGAGCTATGTATGGTGCTGCCGCTGCTTTGGCTATGGGATTATATGAAAAGGCGCAAGCAAAAGGTGCAGCAAAAGAATCAGATAAAATTAGAGAAAAATATTACCCCGATGAAAATCAACAAATAAAAGCAAATGATTTTACTATTAGAACCAACCCTGCAGATACTTTAGTAATGGCTGGAGGAACAAAATTTGGAGATGAAACTAATGCTTTATTAAAAGAATTAATATCATCTATGAAATCAGGAGGCGATATTTACATAGACTCTACCAAAGTAGGCACCGCCTTAGGTTTAGCTACTTTTAATTCAAACGTGAACTTTAACTCTTAAATATTTATAACAAAATACAATTATGGGACTCAAAGAAAAATTACAAACTAAAGGCTCTACCTTAAGTACTTATGATGGAGGTACTCCTCCAACAAACCCCGGAGCCACTAAATCTTCAAAATTACACGCTTTTGGAGACACCGCAGGATATTCCCTAAACGGAGCATATTCTCAAGAAGTAAATTCAGCGTATAATGCTTATTTGGATGGTGTTCCAAATCCCTTGCCACAACCTTCAACATTGGATTTAAATGGAAAAACCCCTTCTAAGTATTTAGACAATTTACCGGAATAATGGGTTTATTAACCTTACTAACAGAACCAAAAAACTTTAAATTTTACACTGGAAAAGGATATTCCGGTGATGGGAATACTATTGGTCTAAAAAGCCTTAGATATGGCAATGACCGATTAGGAGGAGCAAATAGTGGCCAGCCTTATATTCAAGTAGGCATTCCCGATGATATTTCTTCATATATAGGAACTACCGATTATATTAATCGTGGAGGTATTAACGTTGTAAGAGATTCATTAGTAGATGTTGAACGTTTAGGTAAAATGTTCGCTGATACTAGATCTCCAAATGGTATATTTTTTATATCAAAACAAAATCTTCTTTCTAGAACAGCAGTTAAAACTCAAACTAGTGGTAGATTACTAAATGAAGGAATATATTCTCCTTTATCTACTTTAGCTCAAGCTGGAGTAGTAGCTTTTGGAGGTCATTTAAATAAACAAGGATTAAATCCTTTTGCTAGTACAGGAGCTTATTCTAATAACGATAACTTATACGGAGTTAAGATAAAAAATGATCAACCAACAGATGAAAATAGATTAGTAAATTTATTTAATTCTATTGTAAAAGATGATCCTATTTCAAAATTTGGAGGCACAAGAGGCACTACTTTAAATCCTGGAGGAAATAATGGTGGTATCCTAATCACATATTCAGGAGGACCAGGTTCTACTTTAGGTGTAGGATCTACTGATATAAGAAAAGCAAAAACCTTTTATGATGTTTCTTTAGCTTCTCCAAAAAACAACTATTCATATAGTCAAAATACTTGGGTATTTAATTCTAATTTATTACTTACTCCTTACGTATACGAAACACTCCCCCCAGTTGTTACAACTAATGCTTCGGATACAACCGAAGGTTCTTTAGCCTCTCCAAAAATCCAAGATTTTAGAGCTTTATTAAGAACAAAACTTCAAGGTGAGGAATTAACAAAAGCAAAACAAAGTGGAGCTGTAGCTGAAGCTCCTAGCTATAACTCAAAAAATGTTGATTTAAGAACAAATCAAGGCCAACCAGGACAAAGAGCAAATAAAAGCTATTATGATTATAGTAAAGGCGTTATTAGTACAGCTACCAATACTTCTTACTATGGTACCGGTTCTATTGGGGATTTAGGTTCATATAAAAGAGGTTTAGATAAAATAAATTCTTTACCCATTTATAGAAGTGAAGTGGCATCTACAGATAGTGAATTAAATGATTTAGTTAATTTTAGAATTGCTGTTATAGATAATGATTCACCTAGTTTTAAAACATTCTTACATTTTAGAGCATTTCTAGGCAGTGTTCAGGATTCTTATAATGCTCAGTGGAATGGATTTAATTATTTAGGAAGAGGTGAACAATTTTATACTTATGGTGGGTTTACTAGACAAATGTCGTTATCTTGGACAATTGCCGCTCAATCAAAAGAAGAACTTATGCCTATGTATAGAAAATTAAACTATTTAGCCTCAACTTTAACTCCTAATTACAGTGATAACTATGGGTTTATGAGAGGTAACTTAGTTCAATTAACTATAGGAGGTTATGTTTATGAACAACCTGGATTTATAACATCTTTAAGTTTTGACATTCAAGAAGATACTCCTTGGGAAATAGGAATTAACACACAGGGAAATACAGACACTTCAGTTAAACAACTCCCCCATATTATAAGAGTAAGCGGATTTAGCTTTACACCAATCCAAAGATTCTTACCAGAAAAACAAAGATTAACCTTTGTAAATACTGGTGGTACTAGTAGTTTAGATACTAGTGATGATACCGGATTTGTTAATAATTATGGAGCACAAAGATATATTTCATTACAGGATAGTGATACCTCTGGATATAATACATCCTTTGAACAAGCAGCAGCCCAAGAAACAACCCCAGAAGAAATCCAACAAACAATATACCAAGTAAATAACTACCCGGGGGGACCAAATTAAGGTTGAGAAAATTAATAAAAAATGAATAGATATCAAAACATACCAAAAACTAGGATTGACAAAAATTTAGCGTATGTCACCTCTCGTTATCCTGAAGTACCTATTACTTCAAATGATATCTATGTTTATACAACTCAAGGAGATAGATTTGACGTATTAGCACAACAATATTATGGGGATAGTTCATTATGGTGGGTTATTTCTGTAGCCAATACTGGAAATCCAAGTGCAAATACATCTCCTAGTTTACCACAAAATTCATTAGTTATACCTGAAGGCATTCAATTAAGAATTCCGGCTTATCCCAATGCCGTAGTTGATGCTTTTAATACAATAAATTCATAATATGAGTAACCTAATAGGAGAAAATTTAGACAGTTATGTTGTTTCTCAAATTAAAACTAGGGAAACAATTTTAGGTTCTGCTAATAGAACTAATGAACAAATTATATGGGAAAATAATAAAAACGGATGGGTAAAACTTGTATCCTCTGCTAATATACATTCACCCCTTTCTGCTAAATATGGTGGAGGAAGTGAATTAGCTAAAAAATACGTCCTATTTAATGGTGTCTCTAATGGATTTAATAATACTAGAGCTGGTTTAGATATTAGTGGACCTAAAACAAACCAAGGAGCTTACGGATTAGGAGGTCCTGAATTTGGTTTTGCCCCAATGCCCGGTATTATGTCTGCTGACATAAAAACAGAAACTAGAGGTACATTAAAAACAGGTACTGTTCAAATTAAAGCTAATAATAAAGAACAATTTGAAATAATAAGTACCCTTTATATAAGATTAGGTTATTTAATGCTTTTAGAGTGGGGACATAGTTGTTATTTTGAAGACACTAATACTTTCATCAGTGATAATTCGGCTACATTAGCTAGTGGATTTTTAAAAGGAAAACTTTCATATCATACCATTTTATCTAAAATTGAAGCTAAACGAGCTGAAACTAAAGGTAACTACGATGCTTTATGTGGTAAAGTAGTTAATTACAACTGGAAATTCAATAAAGATGGTTCCTATGATATAACCCTTATTTTAAGAAGCACAGGAGATATAATTGAATCTTTAAAATCCAACTTACTTAACCCAAAAACACAAGAATCAAATCAACGTGAAATCAATTTAACATCAGGAGAATCAACAAGTGGTTTTGATGCTATAGATCCTGATAGAGGATATATTTCTCCTAATTCTATCATCAATGCTTTTGCTTATTCTAGCGTTATAGGTAATCAGTTTGCGCATGAAATGTATTTATTTGGACAAGAGGCTGCTAACCGAAAAAAGAACGGAATGCAATCACGAGAGGGAAATTGGGGAAATGGTATAAAACATATAGATTACGTTGCTCAAGAATGGTATGTATCTGGTAAAAGAGTTGATTATTATGTTAGATTTGGAGAATTTTTAGATTTTTTAAAAAATAATGTTATTCCTACAACTGATGGTGTACCGTTAATGAATTTTGGTGATATTAATAGTACCTCTATTGTGTGTTATAAACCTCCTAGAATAGTTCCTGTTAACCCGGATATTTGTATATGGAGACAGGAAATTCAAGATTATATTTTCTTTCCGGAATGTGAACCATGCGTTTTTGATAATAAAATACGATTAATGTATGTTTATATTAATTTTGTTTATGTTCTAAGATGTATTGAAAACTTAAAAAACGATAAAGGTGAATTAAAAATTATTGATTTACTAAACTCTATATGTAAAGGTTTCAACCAATCAACAGGAAATTATAGTAAAGTAACTGCTAGAGTAAATTTAGAAAATAACCAAGTAGTTTTTATTGACGAAAACAGAATCCCAGGAGGAGATAAAACAACAGGTATATTTAATGTATATGGTGTACAACCTGGAGTCTATGGTAGTTTCATAAGAGATATAAATTTACAAACTGCTATTACTCCTGAATTAGCTACTATGATTACTATTGGTTCTACTGCTAGAGGATATACTACAGGAACCGATGCTACTTTTTTATCAAACCTAAACAAAGGAACCTCAGCACGAATTTCAACAGATATTTCTAGTCCTGACAAGGAGGCTGACAAGGAATCAAAAACCGATACTCTTTATTCTGATGCTGTTTCTTTATATAATGATTATGTAGGATATACTTCTGTGTATTATCCTAGTGGAAGTACTAATTTTGTAGAAGCCCCAGTTTATGATGCTACACTATATCAGAATATGCCAGGGGCAATGCGTCAATTAGTAGAATATGATGAACAATTAGCTACTAGACAAGCTGCTAAAAAAGATGGAAAATATGCTGGTTCTCCAAGTACTGGATTTTTACCTTTTAATTTATCTTTAACTATGGATGGATTATCTGGTCCTAAAATTTATAGCAAGTACAGTATTAACCAATCCTTTTTACCAAGTAACTATCCTGAAACTATGGATTTTATTGTTACAGGAGTAACAAATAATATTTCTAATAATGTTTGGACTACTACTCTAAATTCAATGGCCGTTCCTGGTTATAGTGTAGTTTCCTCTCCCCCAGGCAAAATACCAGAACCTCCTACTAAACCTCCAATTCCAAACTTCCTTGGTCCCGTAAATAGAGAAGGCTGTAAACCTTTTGTTCGAAAAACCCTTGCGCTAATGCCCAATATTTGGCCCAATGGTCAACAAAATGATAGTGTATGGGATGTTCAATTTTTAAGAAAAAATATTGTTGAAATAGCTTCAAAATATGTTGGTCAGGTATGTCTTATTGATGAAAATGTTGGTCAGGGTCGTATAGGATTTTGTGATCCTGCTTTTGAACAAGAAATGGTAGATATTGGGTGGAGACAAGGTGATCATTGGTGTAATACTTTTGCCGCTTTAATTTATAAAAAAGCCTATCAATCAACTAGAGTAGAAAATGGCCTTAATGTTGTTATTGATAAAGCTTTTGGTCATACTTTTAATATAGCGGTAAACAAGTTTTTTAATATAATGAATGCCGGTGTGATATCTACGGTTACTCGATACCAGGCTTTACAAAAAGAATTATCTAAAAATGGAACAACAGCTTCATTTGTGTGGGCACCTTACAAATCAGACCTAAACAAATTAGTACCTGGAGATGTAGTATTTTGGAAAAGAGGAGATAACACTTATGGTCATATCAACATATGCGTTGCTGTAGATTATGTTGCTAGAACCTTCCAAACTATTGGAGGTAACGAAGGCCCTGGTTCTCAAGTTTCTTTTACGTTATATAAGATGGATAATGCTTCAATAGCAGGTATAGCTAAACCTATTAAGACAAATGAACCAGTACAGGGTACTTTCACTATAGCTACTCTTGAAAGTTTAACTGGAAAAATCGAGGTTGGTAGTAGACAATACCAATTCTATAACTCAGAACCAACTACTTAATGTATTAAAAGATGGCCTATTATCCAAAATCCCAAATAAAAACAAACTTATACACTAATGGTACCCTCTTTGTTTTGTATTCTGGAGCACCTTACGTAGGATATTACTATAAAACCTCAAAAGGCCAATTCTTTTCAGGCAAAACCCCTCAAGATTTACCCCAATTTGAATTAACAGACAAAACGGATCAACCTATAGGAGGATTTCCCCAACAACAAAACCCACTATTTGACTCTCAATTTACCGAATATAATTATTCTTCATCTTTTCAAACTTTTGGGGAATATAATGCTTCTGTTTACCCTCAGTATAATCTAGAGTTTTTGAAACCAACTCCCTCTAGCATAAGCCCAAAACCAACCCCAGAAGAATATAAAATTGGAGAATTTAGAAGGTATTTTCTTAAAAAAACAAACCAAATACAATATATTGAAGTAAATAAAACTACATTTAATAGCATTGTTAAAAAAGAACCAACATATGATTGGACGCTATATTATCCTTTTTTTATAACGTGGCAATTAACAGGGAACAAAGAAAAAGTAGCTGAAGTAAATAGAAATATTACTTTATTAGCTATGAAAAATCAAAAATTACCTCATTTAGATGAGTATCTCCAATATAATTGGACAAAATATTACCAATAATTTGGTATTATAAAATCCCAATATTATATTGATATCAATCAAGGTTATGTTTTGGTTGATAGAGACAGAAGAGCAATTGGATTATTTAAAACAAAAGCCAATACAAGAGGCATTTGTTGAAATTATTCCGTATCATGACAACGTTCATCCCGCTATTAATGGGTTGTCTCTAGTGTATATTAGACCGTTTAATGACACGAAAGGTTATATGTTATGTGTTGACCATAGTGAGGGTTTCTCGCTTAATAAAACGGTTATAGACGGTATACTACAAGATATAGAGCGTATATGGGTACGCGATAAAAAATCGGCATTATATTATTTTCCAATTAAAAGCTTGCTCGACCTATCCATAATCTCTCCTACGTATATACAAGATCCCCCACAAGCACATACCTATTTTTACTCCAAATATCCGGATTATCCGAATACTAATAAACTTGTGCCAATCACTAAGCACTATGAAAGGTGTCAACATATGTATGAGCACGTTCGTAGTGTAATCCCCCAAGAATTACCACCCTATTTTGATTTTTACAACAACAAGGTAGTATTGGCATTCTTTGGAATTGAAAAGAACGGAATTAATATAGATAAAAATACATTTGACAAACACTATGAACCAAACCGCGAATTTTATTCAGTCAAAGACAATCGAGTATTTACCAGTTACAATCTATCTACAACAACTCGTAGACCAAGTAACTCTTTCAATGGCATTAATTTTGCCGCTTTAAATAAAGAAAATGGCTCAAGGAGAAGCTACATATCGAAGTATGGATTCGTGGAGTTCGATATTAGTGCATACCATCCCCATCTTGCTGCTCGTTTGGTTGCCATGGATTTTCATGGACAAGACGTACACCAAACATTCGCGAACCTCTATGGTGTCACATACAAAGAAGCAAAAGAGCTCACGTTTAAGCAGCTCTATGGTGGAGTATTTAAAGAGTACGCGCATCTGGAATTTTTTCAAAAAGTAAGTAAATTTATTGACGAAAACTGGAAGGAGTTTAACAGTTCGGGGAAAGTTATTGTGCCGATTTCGGGATATGTTTTTGAAAAGGACAAGCTGGATAATATGAATCCGCAGAAACTTTTTAATTATATGTTACAGAATGTGGAGTCGGCAGTCAACACTTACATTTTGATGGACATTCATAGATTGTTGAAAGGTAAACAGACAAAAATAGTATTATATACGTACGATTCGTTTTTATTTGAATTAGGAAAAGACGAAAAAGATATTGAAATTGAGATACAAAAAATATTTGAAAAATATAAATTAATGACAAAAAGCAGTTATGGAAACAATTAT